TTACAGTGCCAACAATAGCAGTTCCATACTGACTGTTACCCTGATCTCTATAAGCAATAACCACTTTATTAGAATTACTATCAAAAGTAGACGTTATAAAATCTGTGTTTCCGCTGTTGAAAACAACCTCAGTGCCAAAACTTATAGACGTTCCAGAAACAGTGCCTACAATAGCCGTCCCATAACTTGAATTGCCGCTATCTTGATATGCTATAACGATTTTGTTTGAGTTGCTGTCAAAAGTCGTTGAGGTATAATTAGTTCCCCCATTGTTGAATACAACAGGAGTACCAAAGCTAATAGATGATCCACTTACAGTTCCAACAACAGCGTACCCTTTGTCACTAATTGCAGAGTTTCTATAAGAAATAACCACCTTATTTGAGTTGCTGTCAAAAGCTGAACTTTCGTAAATTGACTCAGCTTCGTTAAAAACAACAGGAGTGCCAAATGCTGCACCACCACCTGTCGCACTAACAACACTAACAGTACCGTCAGCATTAACTACAACAGGCTGACCGCTCGGAAGTGTCCCAGATGCAACGGCCTTGAGCTTACCGCCCTCTTGCTTTGGAATGGTGTCGAGCGCCATGTGTTATCCCTTCACGATAAGTTTGGTAGCAGCCACGGCTGTCCCTGCGAATACGCTTGGGTCTGCTGGCGTGGTGCCGAGTGTTCCGTCTGTCTGGACGTAGTAGCTTTGACCTGCGGTCAGGCCAGATTGGTTCTCGTCCACAGCGCCCTTGAGGTTGATCTTTGCACGTTGCGTGTCTGCTGCGCCACTGGCTGCTGTGCCGATGTAGTTGTTGGCGGTGAGGTTGGTGGAATCGGGAGAAAACGTAACCCCGTACCCGCTATAAGAACCAATATACGCATTATATGCTAAAACATTTTTGTTAGAGTTACTGTCAAACGCAATAGATGTTGAATTACTGAAGGCACTAGCAGTCACCGTTGATGTACCGAAGCTGATAGACGTTCCACTTACTGTTCCAGCAATTACGGTGGGGTATGATGAGTTACCGCCATCAACATAAGAAATTACAACTACATTTGCATTGCTATCAAATATTGTTGAAATTGCTGAAACAGAAGCCGCCAAGAACACTACTGAGGAACCAAAACTAATTGAAGTCCCACTTACATTACCAACGACTGCGGTGCCATAGTCCGAATTGCCTCCGTCTTTATAGGCAATAACAATTTTATTAGAGTTTGAATCAAATGCTATTTTAGTGTCTTCTCCATTACTACTAAACGAAACCGCTGTGCCAAAACTAATAGAAGTTCCACTCACCGTACCCACAATAGCATAAGCGTTTGAGTCACTACCATTTCTGTAGCTAACCACTATCTTGCTTGAATTTGAGTCATAACCTGTGGAAATACCTCCAGCAACCGCAGATACAAAAACAGCAGCACTTCCAAAGGATATAGAACTCCCACTTACCGTGCCTACTATAGCTGTTCCGTATTCGCTGTTCCCCCCATCCCGATAGGAAATAACAGTTTTAGAGTTTGCTGAGTCATAACCCGCCGATATATTAGTGGTGTTAGCACTTTCAAACACAGTGGCAGACCCAAAGCTAATTGACGTACCACTTACTGTTCCAACTATTGCGGTCCCGTAGTCAGAGTTTCCGCTATCTTTGTAAGCAATAACAACTTTATCATTTGTTATGTCGTATATAGCAGAAATTTCTTCTGTTTGGGCGCTTTCAAACACAGTTTTAGAACCAAAACTAATAGAAGTGCCGCTTACAGTGCCTACAATAGCAGTGCCGTAAAAGCTATTTGACCTGTCCTGATAGGCAACAATAACTTTATTTGCTGTGCTATCAAATACAGCACTTATCCACGACAAGTTCCCATTAAAAGTTGTAGCAGTACCAAAACCCCCAACAACACCCGCAACAACACTCACAGTGCCGTCTGCATTAACTACAACAGCATCCCCCGTGGACAGCGTACCACTGGCGACAATCTGTGCTTGTCTTGGAGTGCTTGGATCGTTTCCAATGATACGCATATAATTATTCCTCGTCGAGAGTTGGGTCTACCCAGTCAGGGTTCAACGTCCATGTAGTGCCGTCAAAGAAATACTTGTTGCCAGTCCAGTCGTCTGGGGCGTTGGTCACGTTATCAGTGACGGTCACTGTGGTGCTGTTCAAGTCACCAATGATGAACTGAGCAGGATCACCCACTGTGATGTTGTCAGCAGTAGAAGTAATAGTCACGTCATCAGCAAGAAGGTACTTGCTCAAGCCGCTGGATGTTTCAACGATAGTCTTCATCAGTTTAACCTTTCACGATGATTTCATTAGAAGAGATGGCAGTGCCAGCCACGACAGACGGATCAGCCGCCGTTGTGCCTAGTGAGCCATCCGTTTGAACATAGTAAGTCTGACCCGCAGTTAAACCACTCTGATTGCGGTCCACGGTGCAGGTTGAGTTGACCAAGGCGCTCTGCGTGTCAGCGTATGTGTGCGCAGCGAAGCCAAGGAAGTTCTCAGAGGTGAGGTTGGTGCTTTCCTGAGTGTAAACAACAGCGTTGCCGTAGTAAAAATTACTCGCATCTTGGTAAGAAAAAACAAGACCTCCGATGTCGTTTGCAGTCACACTCTTGAGGGTTGTGTTAGTCGCATCAAAAACAATTGCTGCACCAAACGAGATAGACGTACCGATAACTGTGCCGCTCCTAAACGTGCCGTAATTGGAATTGCTGCTTGAAGTGTAAGCAACCGTTACGGCTCCAACGCTGGGGTCAAAAACAGCGGAAATGTAATTAGAGGTCGGGCTATCTAACACAACTTTAGTGCCGTAACTAATAGATGTACCGCTTACAGTTGCTACTAGAGCCACGCAGCCATTGGAGTTGCTGCCATCCCTAAATGCCAAGACGAACTTGTCAGCATTGCTGTCATATACAACAGAGTTATAGTTTGCGCTTTCGCTCGTATGTACTACAGGCGTTCCAAAGCTTATAGAAGTACCACTCACTGTGCCAACTACTGCGGTACCGTAGCTAGAGTTTGCAACGTCCCGATACGCAATAACAATCGTACCAGACGAAGTATCTGAGGCCATACCCATTTCTTCTGTTTGAGCGCTCTCAAATACTACAGGAGTACCAAAGCTTATAGAAGTGCCACTCACTGTGCCAACTACTGCGGTACCGTACAAGGAGTTTCCGTCATCTCTGTAAGCAATAACAACCTTGCTGTTGGTGGGATCAAACGTGGAGTACAGAAAACGTGAAGTCGCACTGTTGAAAACAACTTCTGTGCCGAAACTTATAGAAGTGCCACTCACTGTACCGACTACTGCAGTACCGTAGTCCGAGTTGCCAGCGTCTTGGTAAGAAACTACAATCTTGTTTGAGTTACTGTCGAAAACAGTGCTGATGCTACCAATACCGTCTGCGGCATTAAACCCAACAGGGGTACCGAAGCTGATAGATGTACCACTTACGGTACCTACAACAACTTTTCCTACGCCCCCATCACCAAAATCTACATATGCGACGACAACTCTGTTGTTGCTTGAGTCATATGCAGATGAAATAAAGCCTGCTTCGGCGCTTTCAAAGACAACCGAAGACCCTAACTCTGCGTCATTCCCCGCAACAACACTCACAGTGCCGTCGCTATTAACTACAACAGCATCACCGCTGGGCAAAGCACCAGAAGCCACCGCCCTTACCTGAGCGTCTTTCTCTACATTGCCGATCAAACGCATGGCGGCTCTCCTTACGAGATTTCTTCGTAGCTCACAATTACTTCTAGGTCGTTGGCTGCACTAGCAGTTGCTGTGATCGACTTGTCTTCTTCGAGATACAACGCTGTGTTCTTATCAACAGCAATCAAGGAAGCGTCAGCAGGAACCGATGCAGTTGCAACCAGCGAGTAAGCTGTGCCACCGCCAGCAGCGGCGCTGTGAACGTCAATAGTAACGTCAGCGGCGTTTGTGCCATCGACGTTTGCGACTTGGATCATGTTAATCTTAAACACCTTGCCACTTGATGCAGCGTTGCTGACCAGCGTTGTTTGCGAGGTTGAAGACAAAGCCACCAGCGCCGACTTGGCGGTGATTGTGGCGACATTTACTACGTTTGGGGCGGCCATGGTTTTCTCCTATTAACCGAATACAATCGCCATTGCGATGGCTTTACCTGTTGAAGCCGCTGCGTCTGCCTTGTCTTCGACAGTCTTTAATGTCGTGTCAAGGTCGTCCCAGTTGCCGTTTAGATAACCACCCCAAGCGTCTTCGTCGCCGCCTACGGTTGGTTTATTCCAAGAATAATTTGTCGTTGTGGTAGGCATTACGCGGCCCTCTCTAAGTAGTCTGCTTCTGTCCAAGTCGTTGATGGATCAGATGCGTCTGTCCATATGGTTGTCGGGTCAGGTGCGTCTTCCCACTTATATCTTGCATTTACTACAGGCGTAAACGCAATATCATCGGAAACCGCAAAAGTTCTTATCCTGATATAACCTATATCGGAAGAAATTGAAATAGCCGCGCTAGAAGAGGCAACTACGTCAATTACGCCATTAGATGTAAACGCAAAATCAATCGCAGTTGACGACGAAACATTGCGAGTAACTCCGCCCGCAACGCTTGCCGCAAAAGCAATACTAGCAGTTGCGCTGGCATCTTCCGTGCTGCGGTTCTCGCCGTAAATATACGAGCCGTAAGTGTTAAGGCCGTAACCCGGACGGAAACCGGGGATAACCTCATATGTAATCGCAGATACGTTTGCAATGCCGCCAAGACTTATGCTGGCCGACGCGTCAGCAATACGAACACCCGTAGGTTGTGACGCAACAAGCGCAATGGAGGCAGACGATGACGCGTCAACAATCGTAACAGCAGACGCAGATGCAGAAACGCCAATAGACGCAGAAACAGCGCCCTGCGTCGTCTCAGGCTCGCCGTATAACCCAGAGTTAAAAACCCCTGAGTTATATGTGGAGCGCAAGGCCATTAGCTTGCCGTAATATCAAGATCGCCAGTTGGGATGCGGAACACATCGCCATCGTTGATGGCTTTAGCAGTGTCGAGCGCAGAATGGATAATCATGTTACCGCCAGAAGACGCGTCCATGATGCCGATCCATCCGATTGTACCCCAGTTGCCACCGCTGGCCGCTGGGAACTCAATCGACGCTGTGTTTGACGCCGTGTCGCCAGTGACGCTGAATGTAGCCGAAACGCGGGCATAACCAGAACCGGACACCTCAGTGCCAGCAGTGCCAGTGTCAGTTGGGTCAGATGTAAACAGGCCGACATACCAAGCTGTCGGGCGGGTTACGCTACCAGTTGTCAACAAATACTGAAGTGTACTTGTCTCAAAAGCATTTGTTAAAGACATGGATTTCTCCGTTAGATATATCTGTGGCCGTTATACACCAGTTTTAGTCTAATAGCTAGTCACGCGCATACGCAGGCCAGAGCCAGCAAAGCGTGTGTCGTCCGACGCCTTTTGCAGTGACTGCATTGCAGCTGAATAAAGCGCAGCCCAAGTTTCGGCGCGGGCGTCATCATTCAAGTAAGGCGCAGCTTGAATTAACGCGCCGTACAAGTAAATGTCCGGCGCGTCTTGCAGAAGCCAGTTGTATGTATTTGCATCACTTAGCTCTGTAACTGACTGATAATACATGAGCTGCATACCGTACTCACCATCTGGCGTTGGGAATACTTCAATGCTTTCGCCAGCGTGAGAGTAAAACCTTGGCGCGCCAGTGGCGTTTGAGTTGTTTTGGCGATACTTAATCATATCGTCAAGGCTAGCCATCTCAAGCGGGCTTGTTCCGTTGGTCGTTAAACTGAACCGCAAAGTTTCAAGCCAATCAGCCGGAACCTGCACATAACGGCTATCAAGCGTAGCATCAACGCGGTTGACCATCTTGTAATGCCGCAAGTCACGATTAATGCCAGCTTCAGTCAAGCTAATAAAATCAGGAATAACCGACGTAAGATCGTCGCGGTTAAGCCAGTTGGCGATGCTAGACTTTAGCTCTGCGTAAGTTGTAATTGCCATTACTGTAACAATCCTTGCCTTTGTTGCTCTTCATTAGCACGTTTTTGCATTTCTTGTAAGGCTAGTAAGCCGCCGGGGACAGATGCTATTGCCGCCGACAGGTTCTTTAAGTTAGACAAGCGTGGGTCAAAGCGGGCAAATTTGGAGCGAACTAAATTGGGCGACAATCTAACATCTACATTTGAGGGCTTAGACAAATTCTCCATATACTGCTTTTGCAATGCGCGCTCTTGCTCTTTTGTGTAGCCTAAGTTTTTAAATTGGTTGGAATTGAAGCCGGGGCCAGTGTCGTTAATGTCTTTAAACTGAACACCGCTGCGCCCTTCTCGCATAGCTGCACGTTCAACTCCGCGAGTAGAAACCCTACCTACACCATCTGAAATCTCATCATATCCAAGCCATTCCGCCACAGCAGGATCAGTTTTGTATATTTCATCTGGGTTAAGCTGGTTCCAATTTACGCCGCCACCTTCAACCACCGTGTCGCCTAACTTACTTCCAAGCCGCAGCGGATAGATTTGAGCGTCAGCCGAACCCCTAGCATAAGTGCTTGCTAGTGTTGGATTGTCTGTAGAAAAGACATTCGCTTGAAATGTATCTATGTCTGCGTTGGTCCCGTGATAACCATCTCTAGGAAACATAGCTTCAGCTCGCGCCATCCGTGACGCTTCATCCATCGGCAAGTCCATGCCAGTGGCTCCGCTTTGATAAAGCTCAAACAATTCCATATTATCGTTAGGCGTCAGCTTGCTAAGCATTTCGTCGGTCACTTCGTCAGCACGACCAGACGCCAGTAAGTCAGCAACTTCTTGGGCTGGAGATGGGGCCAGTAAGCCTTCTTGGGCTAACCGCTGATAAGTCTTTGACAGGGAAGCCTCGCCAGCTTCAGTTAGCCCTCCAGTTGGCGCGTTTGGGTTTTCATTGCGAAATAAATATTGCAACTCACCGCCAACGCCCTTGCCTTGCATTTCTTGAACAACGGCAAGTTCAGTCCCATCACCACGATTGGTAATGTAGCCAATAACATCCTCTTCACCAACATCAGAATTAAATGCAGTGGCGTAATAATTTCCGTCTGGCCCTCTATGGAAAGTAACGCCGTTGCTTGATCCCACAACTTCAGAGTTTTTCGGCAGCATTCCATACATATCGCCCATCGCAAGGTTTGGGCGGTCTTCTGCCGCTATGCGCTTGCCGCTGGGGTTTACTTGTTTAAGATAGCGTTCAAACCCAGCGTCTTCAGTCGCGGCCATTGATGGCGGGGCTGAGGCCTCACTAGGATCATATCCAAATCGTTGGATATTTGCTTGCCGCCGCAACTCTGCTGCTGTTGGCTTTGCAACGTCGCCAACCTCACCCTTCGGCTTCAACCGCACATTACCCAGCAGCGAACCCATCGCATTCGGATCAACCTCAACGCGCTTCGCCGTATCCAGCAAGCCACGCGCACCAGACTTAACAGCCTTCGCAGCCGCGTCACCTATGCCGGGGAACAAACCCAACACAGCCGCACCGCCAAGCGCGCCGACCATCGCCCAGTTAGGGTTCTCTGACGTGGCCTCGTCGTAAATCTCTTTGGCAGCCATCGCGTCGCCAATGATCGGCGTGGCCTCAGCTATAAAGCGAGCCGCGTCCATCGGCGTGACATTCGGCACGTCAACGGCAAGCCTGCGACCCTCGTCAGCATAGCCAGCGTAGTCAGATGGACTTAGCAATCCAACCAAAACTTACTTCCCGTATTTTTTCGCAAGACAAGTTCCAGCAC